CATTATCTTCTTCCGTCTGGTTGTATGTCTAATCTAAATCCACCAAGTTTCCAATTCTGTGATGATCCTGTATTTGCCACTTTTAAAGATACTGCTCTTGCTCTAGCTCTAGTATCTACTTTAGTTGTAGACGATGTAATTGTAAAAGGCCCAAGGGGCGAACTTGCTTGACTACTATTAGAAAAATTTCTTAAGTTTAATGTAATTTGTGTGTTGCCTGTTTGAGATAAAAAGTCCGGTATAAATCTTCGTATCTTTGCAAACACTTCACCATCACCACCTTGACTTATATCAAAATCTCCTGACTCTATATTTGCAGCTACTGTTGTTACTGCTGTCGATGTAACTTGATCTGTGCCTGTTTCGTGTTCGTAATATATTGTACAACCATCTGTGTTACCAACAACATCATAAGACGTGTTTGAGTCTGCATCATAATCTGTTGCATGCGGTTTACCGAATACAGAAGAGTCTTGCCATGTTGTTCTATCTAATGTGCCAGTTGTCCATATTGGTCTTTCTGGAGAAGACTCTTGATAATTATAAGTCACACATCTATCTACAACCGTAGAGTTCTCTGTGCAATAAAACCAATTAATTTCACCAAACAAATTATTTAATCCTGCATTGATTAATTGTGATGCCGTTGTATTTAAATCATTATAAACAAAATCCTCTACTAAACACGGAAGTGTTTGAAGAGCACCAGCATATTTAAAGAAACCATTTTCTGACATCCAGTACGCAGCACCATCAACTTCAACAGCTGCGTTCTGTCCTATCAATCCGCAGTTAGTACCTACTTGTGTAAAACCAAAAGTAAAAGGTGGACCAATAAAACGCATCGTAAATAAAGCTGTGTCAGTCCAAACGTAGATTGCATCTCTACCTCTAACCGCTCCTACAATTCTAGATCCATCCGCAAGTCTTTGTGTGCCTGCTGTATTAGTTGATGTAGGTGTGTAAGAGTTAATATTCTCTTGGTCTGAGAATCTAATAAACATTTGATCTTGTGTAGACTGATCTCCTATTGTTGTTTCTGTTCCAAAAAATACTAAGTGTCTATCTGGTGTAGATACGATCATATCTCTTGACGCTGTTGGCGCACCTGAAATAATTGTGGCTCTTGTTGACGTAGCATTAGATGCATTTGAATCCCACTCAAATACTTGTCCGTTATGTATTAAGGCTATAATTTTATCACCAAAGTTATCTATTGACCACATGCCTGGATCAACAACTAAGTCACCAGATGCGGCCTCGCCCCACGCTACATAGTCTGTAGAGTTAGTTACGGTATCTGCATTCGAGTGAGATGCAGCCGTGGTGTTCCTAACTCCTCTTGTTACACCTGTTAAAGTGTTACCAGAAATACCTGTGTAAGAAATTTCTTCATTTCCTATTTGAATAAAACTTGTCCCCGATGTTGGAAACAAAGAGGCATCAGATAAAACAATTGTTGTTGTTGAGGCATTAATACCACCATTTAAACTTGTTGTAGCTTCACCCGATACAGTTCCGCCCCATTGACCTAAACTCCAACCAAATCCAGGAAGTTGTCCTGCAGGTCCAACACTATAATAAGATTGAACTCTTATGCCACCAGAAGTAGTAGCTCCAGAACCACCATCTGTTGTTGGCATAGTAATTGTTATGACTGTTGAAGATTCTACGGACGTAACCATAAATGTTTTATCATTAAAATCAGAAGCACCAAAATTAGAGTTAGTGATTGTAGAAAAGTTATCCAACAATATAATATCATTGGCTTGGAGATTATGGTCTGACGAAAATGTTATTGTCACTACCGCTGAATTATTTGTAGTTGAAAAAGCATTAGATAATGTTGTAGTTGCTCGAATCGGGTGTATGTCATAAAATACACCTCCTGAGTACGCGTATAAAATTCTGTTAGTTCCTATAATAGAAAACTTGTTACCCGATTTATTAACAATATGGTGCATAGCTCTAGCTGCACCTGTGAGTTTATTCTCACCTAATTGTGACCAGCCACCTATCTTTTCTGGTGTTGAGTATCTAAACCTCACATTATCACCATCAACCCACTGACCTTCAGCTTGAGTTGGAGTAACTTGTTTATTGAATCCAGGTAAAAATTGTAC